TCTGGCCAAAAATTTGAGTAAATTGGAATCTGGCCAAAAATTTGAGTAAATTGGAATCTGGCCAAAAATTTGAGTAAATTGGAATCTGGCCAAAAATTTGAGTAAATTGGAATCTGGCCAAAACAGTTATAAAAAAGTTAAGGGGCTGAAAAATCAACGCTTTTTGCATATTTACCCCCAAAAAAGTCACTAAATTTAAGTTTTAAGGGGGGTATTTTGTTTACCGCTATATTACCCCCCATAGAAAAATTTTAGGCGTCTAAAATCGAAAATTTAGACATTTTGGTCAAAATTCTATAAAAAAAGACGTTGAAAAATCAATGTGTTTTAGATACAAAAAAATAAGCATTGAAAAATCAATGTATTTTTTAAAAAATCAAAAAGTTCAAAATTTTGCCAACCCAGTTTTTGTGGGGATCTTGGGTTTAAAAATCTAAAAATAATCAATTAAGGTGAATTTTCAATATATTTCTGTATTTTTAAAAGTTACAAAGAAAGAAAAAAAGAAAGAAGCAAAGAAATAAAAGAAAGAAATTATATAACTACTATATCTTTTAACTACATATATATCTTTTAACTACATAATATTATATATATATATTATTAAAGACTTTAGTATTAGTACTAATAAGTACAATTATATTAATTATTATTATTACAGTAACAGTTAAGTACAATTATATTAATTATAAATATATTATAATAGTAATTTAGATCTCATCGCAATTTTATTATTTTTATTTTTTATTTTCTGAGAAAAACAGCGTTTTCCAAAAATTGTTTTGTTGATAAATCAATGTGTTTTTTAAAAGATGTGAATTTTTTGTGAATTTTTTTAGCATGGTTTTTTATTATATTTAATTGAATTATTAATACTTTTTATTAAAAAAATGGTATTGATTTTGAAGAGCATCGTATGATATAATATATATATATAGCAAAGAAAAAATATCGATGTCTTGCAAGAGCGGCAAGAAAATCAAATGAAATTTGCACGTATCTCCAAGACGATATTATATCATACTTTTCTTTATTTGTCAAGGGATAAAATTTGAGTAGAAAAATATTTGAAAAATTTGAATTAAAAGATCTTCCAAAAAATTGGAAGCAAATAATGTTTGAATTATCGACGGAAGGAGCGGCGGCGGTTGAAGTGCGAGTCAAACTTGGAATATCAAGAACATTGTGGTATCGTTTGATCGACGAAGAACAGGATTTTAAAGACGCCGTTGATCAAGCGCGTGATCTTTCTTACGCATGGTGGGTGAAATTCGGCAGAGAAAATTTACGTTCAAGAATGTTTCAGGGGGTTATTTATCTAGCAAATATGCGAAACCGTTTTAATTGGGATAAAGACGAAAATAAACAAAACATAAATATTAATATCAATAAACTAGACGGATTGTCGTCGGAACAATTAAAAGAACTAAGAAAAGAAAAACTAAAAGAGTTAGCAAAAGAAAATAAATAGAATGAAAAATCTAAAAATTTATTTACAATCGGAAATACTCGTTATTGGATTTATTTTTCTATTATCCGGAATCTTTTTAAGTTTATGCTTCATAAATTTTTCAGCGGTAAAAACAATAATATTTTCATTAGCGGGAATTTATTTTTTTATTCTCGGAATAAAACAAGTTTTAAAATTAATTTTCTCTCGATGTAAACTAACCATTTTACTTTACAAGGAAGCTATAAAGAGAATGGGGAAAGAAGATATATTGCTTGAAAGAGATTTAGAAGCCTGGGAATCAAACACATTTAACTAAAGGGAAAAAATGAAATACTTAATTTCTTTATTAGCAATATTAATAATTACATCAGTTTGCTATTGTGATGTGTCGGTAAATGATCTAGCATTTCATAAGGATTGTGAAGTATCCAAAGAGCCTATGATTGTTGAATTTGATGGCGATAAAGTTAAAATTGTATTTAACAATAAAAATAAAATTAAAAAACAAATATCAGACTTAGAAGAAAAAATTACAGAGCTAATTAAAAGAATTGAAGAGTTTGAGAAATTATATAGAGAAGATCGAAACAACAGATCGTTTTTTGTGGATCCAGACGTTTTATTGACACACCAAAAGTTTATCCCTAATTGCATAAATACAACAATTCCAGTTGATAATTCAGAAGAGAACAAGAAATAAATTTTACTAAAAAAGAATAATAAACCAGAGCTTTAAATGAAAACAAAATTAAGCTTAGAGAATAAAAGTTTAATATTTACCTACTCAATATTTATAATAATTTTATTAATTCTATATGTTTATATTAAACATGAAAAAGATAATATCTCTAACATAGAATATACAAAAAAATGGTATCGTTTTCAAATATTAAAATCTCAAAAATTTATTAAATCAAAAGTTTACGACGATGTTTCAATAGGAATGACCCAGGATAAAATATATTTAATTAATAATAAAGATATGTCCAAATATGTAATAATTAAACTAGAGATAAAAAATATTCCTTTAGGCGACATATCTGGAAATTCGAATGATTGAGTTTCTTTTAATGCTTTTTATAATTATTATAATTTATTTACTTTATCGTCTATGGATATTATCGAGTGAAAATATCCAGAGCATTGAAACAATTCGAATGATGAAGTTAGAATTAAGATATTACAAAAAAATGGAAGCTGACTTTGAAAGACATCTTGGTTGTCGTAGATTAAGAAAATAGCGAGAATAAAAATAAAATGGAATTCATAACAGTCTTTTTATTATTTTTAGTATCATTTATATCTGTCATAATTTCTTTTTTATTTGCGGCGGTGTATATATTAACAACAATAGGCGCGATAAATTTTTTTGAGGTATTTTTAAAGTGGAGTTAATTATTTTTCTAGCATTATTTTTATTAACTTTTTTATTAGTTTTATTATCGTCAACAGATTAATTAAAAATTAAGATATTTATGAAAACAGAATTAATTTTTTCAATAGCTATAAGTATAATGTTAGCATTAGCATACATTGATTTATTATTGTATATATCGAAATGAAAGACGGATGAAAAAACTATGAGTCAAAATACAAAAGAATTTATTGAATTTATAGTCGGATTTATATCAATGGGATGTTTTTTGTATTTATATTATCATTTTATGGTTATAATATACAAGAGGTTTTTATAAATAATTATGAATAAAAATAAATCTATCATTATCTCTTCGATTGTTTTATTATATTTTCTATTAATTTTTTCGATAGGATATGGTCGCAATATTCCAGATAGAAATATATTATATTCCAAGAATGTTAAAAGAGCAGCGGAATATATAAAATTAATACTATACAAAAAATCTCATAAATATAATTTTTCTACAAGAGAACAAGAAATACTAGAAATACTTGATAATATTGTATATAAAACAAAATATAAAAAATATTTATATAAATCGATAGTTGATTTAGAAATTAGAAAATTAAAATTAATATTATCTCTACCAGAGTGCTATGATATAAATGCCGAACAAAAATACTATAGAGATTTAGCCAAAACAATTTTAAAAGATATAGAAAAGGATTTAAAATAGCTTGAAAGAAATAATTGAAAAATTATTATAAAGGTAAAAATATTTTGTTGTTGTATGAGTGAATCCAGGTCTTTAAATAAAATCACATTCTATGGCTAGCTAATTTTTACCCACCAGAAATTAGTTTAATATCTTCGAACTAGGGTTTTCCTGGGTCAAGATAAGAAGTAAACTGGAGATTGATCATCTCCTTCATGTGGAGGTTTATAAATAATGAAAAAAACAATTACGGACATTCGATTAAACGAAGGAAAAATACTTATTAAGCATCACGAATGGGCGACATTATCATTTGCAATGTATCAAAGGGTTTTTAAGAATTTGGTTATTCTCGGTATAGAAATAAATACCGAAACATTTGATAGAATATACTACTGTATTTCGCCTTTATTTGATAAACTAAAAAGAGATGAAGATATACCGATATATGAGATGGGAAGAGATGCTAATACCGAAGAAATATGTTTCAAAAGAATACTGGAATATGATAAATGAATATTGAACAAAAGAAACAATATATAAGAGACAATTTAACACCCCAGCTTTTAATTAAATTCGCAACAATTTTAGGCATGAATTTTAAAAATAATATTAGTGATTTAGATTCTGCATTAACATTACTGGCGCTTAATAATCTTGTTTATAATAATTTTTTAAATACCACACAGATAAATTCTGTGTATGAGGGGTTAAAAATACTCATTGACGATAAAACAGAGAGTTTTTAGAGGTAGAAATTATTATATCGAGCATTTAAATGAAAAAAGACTTGAAACAACAGCTCATTGAATTAGAAAATATAGAAAATGCATTAGCAAAAAAAGATTTACATGGGTTTTTCTGCAAGGCTTGGTATATTTTAAATCCTAACACCCATCTATTAAAAAATTGGCATCAAGAATTAATTTGCGAGTATTTGCAGGCGTGTGAGATAGGTCAGATTAAAAGATTAGTGATAAATTTACCACCAAGATATTCGAAGTCCAGCTTAGTAAGTATTATGTATCCATGCTGGGTATGGGCTAATAATCCTTCGGAAAAGTTTTTATTTACTACATACGCACATAAGTTTGCTGTAAAGCATAGTATGGATCGCAGAACTATAATAGGTAGTAAATGGTATCAAAAGAACATAAGATCTATTTATCTATCAGTTGACAATTTAGACAATATTACTAATTCTGAAAGGGGTCATTTTTTATCTACATCTTTAAGAGGAACAGGCACGGGACTCGGAGCGAACAGAATAATAGTTGATGATCCGCATGACGCTGAAAGATCTGAAAGTGATTTAATACGAGACACCGATATTGAGATATTTAATAAGAAATTTACTACTCGTTTGGATGATAAGAAGAGAGGTGTTATAATTGTAGTAATGCAAAGGCTACATGAGAATGATTTAAGCGGGTATCTGCTAAGTTCGGGTGGATATGAACATTTAAAGATTCAGGGAATCGAAACAGAAACAAAAACTTATGTGATGCCAATCAGTAAAAAAGAAATAGTGAGAAACGAAGGCGACATACTACATGAAGATAGAGAAAACGCCGATATGCTAGAGGCCAATAGAAAGGCAATGACTTGCTACGGATTTGAAGGACAGTATCAGCAGGAACCTTCCCCTAGAGAGGGTGGAATATTTAAAAAGAATTATTGGAAGTTTTATAATAGATTACCAGAAAAGTTTGATGAGATTATTGACGTTTGGGATTGCACGTTTAAAGATTTAGAGAGTTCGGATTATGTTGCTGGTGGAGTATGGGGAATAGTTGGCACACAGAAATATTTACTCGACGTAATATATAGAAAAATGGGATTTATTGAAACTATAAACGCAATGAAAAGTAATCGAGCTAAATATCCTACAATAGCTCGCACAATAATTGAAGATAAAGCAAATGGTACAGCAATAATAGAAGTATTAAAAACAAAATTAAACGGAATAATACCCTTTAATCCTGGAAGCAATAGTAAACAAGAGAGAGCAATTTCAATAACTCCACAACTGGAAGCAGGAGAATTTTTACTGCCTTGTTTAGAATTAGCAACATTTGATGTAGAAGAATATATAGATAATCTAGCAAAATTTCCTAAAGCAGCACATGATGATTTAGTTGATATGACAAGTATGATGGGGATTTATACAAAGAATTCAAGCATGCAATTTTATATATTATAGAGGGCATAATGTTTAAAGCACTAAAGGGATTTTTTAAAAAATCAATTGGAACTAGTTTTACTGCTGTGTTCGGCGGCAATTCAGGAAGCATTGAACTACCTAATAGCTCCTCAACACAACAGGTTAATTTATATAATGTGGTTTCTATTATTAGCACTGTAATAGATATGCTAGCAACCAAAGCATCAAACATAAAACCTCATATTCAAAATTTAAAGACAGGTAAATTTGAGGATATAGAGGGTAACAATTCTAAAGTATCCTCTATAATGAGTTTGCTAAATACTCCTAATCCAGATGAGACTAAAACTGAATTTCTAAGAAAATTAATTGCATTTTATTTGATTAATGGAAATACTTATTTAATGGGAACAGGCAGACTAAATAAGGAAGTTGTAGAATTAACTTGTTTACACCCCTCTAATTTTAAAATATCTGCTTCTGATAAAGATTTATACGTGCAAGAGTATTCGTACAGCATAGGGACAGGAAACACGCAAGAAATAGTATTTAAAAGAGAAGAGAATAATAAGGATAGAAGATTTAGATTCGTCGAAGGAGAGTTTAGAGAATTACTTCATATTAAAGAATTTAATACAAATACTTTTTTGCTGGGTCAATCGAAGATAGATAAGATATATTTTGACGCAATACAACATCATTTAGCAAGCAGGCATAATAAATCTTTATTAGAAAAAGGATCTCGTTTGTCGGGATTACTGGCTTTTGAAAATAATGTTACGCCTACGCAGGCCGAGCAGATTAAGGCCGCATTATTACAGAATGTGCAGGGAGTTGATAACGCAGGTGGTATTTATGTTTGTGGTAATAGCTCAGTAACATTTACCGATTTGTCAAAATCTCAGCTAGATATGAACTTTCCTGAATTATTAAAAACATTATCAAACTCAATTTCCCTTGCCTACGGAATACCTTTACCATTAATCAATCAAGACTCAATGACATACTCTAATTACGAAACAGCAAATCTTAGCCTATATGATAATGCTATATTACCATTAATAGAGTTGATATACGAGGAACTAAGTTTATTTTTAATGGGACGATTTGGTTTAAATCCAGATGAATATCGAATATTTTATAATGAATCGGAAATTTCCGCATTGAATATAAGAAAATATGAGCAGATACAAATTAAAAAAGATATTGGAGTATATACACCTAACGAATTAAG